CACAGCCGGGAGCCCAAGGCCCATAATCAAGGGTCGTGGGATCCATAAAATAGGTAAGTGCGTGCTCGACATCTCCGAATGTAAGAGCCACCTTATCAAGCCAGCCCTTGTAGGTCATGTTCCTAATAAGCGTCCAGACCTGACCGCAAATCCAACGAGGATCAGCATCAGCGGCGGCCGCTTTTCGGAATTTACCTGCAATATTAATGGCGTCGTTGCCATCGGACGATCCGCCAAGATAAAGATAGTCCCCGGGCTGTAGCGCTAAAACGCTACCGGAAGGATTCGCATCCGTGACGCAACCGAGTTGCATATCCGCGGCAAACGATCTTCCGACATAGGGGAGTTGAATCGTGGCATTATCGCACCAGACGGCAACCTCGTTTCCGGAGAAACGTTGCGGTACATTCATGAATGCATGCGTCACAAGTACGCCAATTGGCCAAACATCGGCAGTATAAAGACCTGAACCGGAGTGAGCGCTATCGGCAATGATAACATTCTGATATCGCTTCTCCATAAACCCCGGCCAGTATTTTCCCATACTGGGAATTCCACCGGAAGTAACTGTAACCGGATAGGGCTCAATCCCTTCAGTGGTATCCTGTACCGGAGCCACGTTGTAGGGGTTATCTTTCAGTCCGACTATGATGCCCTGTCCAATCAAGACCAAGTTCTGATCCGCGAGAAAATTATGATCTGCCCACGAATTAGTAAATCTGAACGATGTCGGGATCTCTGCCGAATCAACCCAGAATTCCTGGGGAGGAGCATTGACATTTCTGGACTCCAAGACCCAATGGACATTCGTTCTTCGGCCTGTCAAATAAAGTGTCGGATCAAGTGCCATTTTAAAATCACCTCAACAGGTTCTAACGAATAATAAGGTTCTCTAACCTTTTTGAACGAATAGTCGTGCCTGGCTTTATAGCCGGGGGGTCACCGAGTTTGGTGGTCCCTTCTTTTCCCGCACCAGGATTATCCGGCGTCAAACATTCCGTATTGGAGAGCGCACCGACTATTAACAATTCCGTAAACTTCTCGACCTCTTCTATGGGTAAACTATCCAAAATACCCATTTGGGCTTCGGAGAGTTCTTTCCCAAAAGCTTCTTTGAAATCCTCGATTTTCTTGTCTCGAATGGACTCTTTCAGCTCATTCAATTCAATAATACGAGTATCTCTTTCACTAATAAGCTTATCTTTTTCTGCGACCAAACCGGTAATTTCCTTGTCCTTCTCCGCGAGCTCGGTTTCATAAAGCTTCGTCAGAGATTCAAATTCGGATTTCGCGTCGGTCGCAACTTTAACAAGCTCAGGAAGCTGTAATTCGGAGACTTTGGTTTCTCCATTAACAACTTTCTCAAAAATGTCCTCGGCCACGGTGTCGGACTCTTTCTTTTTATCGTCCTTAGAGCTAGAGCATCCAAGTGCTTTTGCTTTACGGTTAACACAAGAAAGTATCTTATTCTTGTCGCCGGGACCTTTGTAGCGGCCAAGGTAAGTCTTGGCAACGGCTACATGTTTGCAATCAGGAACGGGAAAGCTCTTGTCGGGACCGCAGAACGTGCTCGACTTCATTTTGTTGCGAGCGGCGGTGGTTAGCTTCTTCTCATCCAAGTCCTCAAGCATATAAGCCGCTTCGTCGGATTCGAAATAGCCATCCTTGATGAGCTGATCCGTAATCTGAGCCTCCAGCTCATCGACCATCTTTTGGTCCTCTTCAGTCCATCCTTCCCATTCAGTTCCTTTGAACTTATTCTTAGGATTCATAGGCTCAACTTCCTTATTGTCGGGTATCTCGAAGCTCTCTTTAACCAAGATCAACCCGCTATCGTATTGTAAGAAATCGTCATCTTCAATAAAACCTACACTTGGCCAAAAATGCCGGGCCGGGGCAGATTCTTTGATGCCTCTATCGATTACCCGAGCGGCATCAATACCCGGTATTGGTACAAATGAAACTTCTTTATCCCAAAACGGACCTACCGTAAAATAGCAAAGCTTGTTATCATATACCATACCTGGAATATGAGTACACATTTCATCCGTATCGGCTACGTCGACAAGCATTTCGGAGATGGTTTCCTGAAAAGCCTCTCCTCTTTTCCCGGCTTTCTTCGCTTTTGTCACAATATTCGTCATTTGTTTATAGAGGTCTTTCTTGCAAACCGAACAGACCATCTCTTTAGTAGAGACGTAAATACTGGTGCTTTCGAATCTACCGCTTTTAACATACTCTACCGCCATCGGATCGGAAATCTCGGGCCATACCTTAATGTGAGCCCGCTCTTCTCCCGGCACACCGTTTTTTACGCGCCCTTCCGGAACGAATTGAGCTTTACGAATTCGTCCCACTATCGGGCCAAACGGAGCGGTCGGCTCTACGCTATGATTGATAAGTATCGGACGACCGATCGGCATTGTGAATGAGGCGACTCCGGAAGGCCACCCCTGAGTATTGGACTTTCCGCCCTTCATGGCTTTGGCTGTGTACTCTCTATAATTGTGGCTGATACCTTCTACCATGGCGATTATTGTGGGAACCAGAATCTCACGGCCGGAATCATCGTCCGCGAATTCTACTAGAGCGACGGACTCGCAGATTTTCTGCTCCCCGAAGCTCTCCATTATCTGTATTGAATTATCGGAAAGATCGAACGCAAAATTCCGGCGTTCGTCCACAATTAATTGCTTTGACATTATTCGTTACCTCCGAAAATGCGAGAACCAAGAGCTTTGGCCAAATCGGCTCCGTCAAGATATTCCTTCACGGCTTCCCTTCCTGCAATCACGAACTCGACTATATTAAGATCTTCAAACCCAAGAGACCGCATTCTTTCTCCGACTATTACCAATGGATTATCGATATCTTTGTTAACATCGAATTCACCATCCCTTGAATCGATAGCAACAGTAAGGACAGTAGAAGCCCAACCCAACAAATTATCGACTACTTCGTCTTCGGCGGTTTTTCTTTTCGGCCCCACTTTCTTGCCGTGTTGATTGGACGGATTCATTTTGCTCGTATTCAAATTCTTTGTCGAATCCCTTTTTTTCGTAGCCTTACTCTTATCATTCTGCTTCCGGTTAATTGTGTTCACTTTGGTCTGGGCGATATCTTTATTTACGTCTCCCTCAAATCGAATCATATCCTTCTCGACCTTATTGGAGTAAAGTTCTTTTTCTTCAGCCGGTGTCAAAGGCTTTTTACCGATCTTCAATCTGGATTCCAGATGGGTGATAAGATTGGAGTTCCATAAAGAGATAGTGTGTTCCTCTTTCTTAATAGCCAAATCCACATCCACTTCTCTGAATTTTGCTTCCACTCGATTCTTTGGGTTTAAAACATCTATACCGCCCTCGAGTAATAGCTCGTTAATAATGAAGTTGGTAAATTGCCAAGCGGCCGACTCCTGAAAAAACTTAATATTGTCGCGCATCTGAGCAACCATTGTATCCGACGTGCCGCGATTTGACGTATTCCCTACTCCAAGCACAACATCCGATAACCCCATTCCAAGCATGACACGAGTGGCAAAATAATCAAGATAATCCTTTCCCGGTATTCCCTCGACGACCGGAATAGCATGGATTACCGTTTGTCCATCTGTAACTATCACTCCATTGGGCGGAGTTTCGTTGATCAAGCGAGCATAATGGTCTACATAACCCGGAGGCGCGGCTCCCCCATGCACGGTATCTTTCTCATTCACGGCGACCTGAATCAGTGGATTCAGGTGTCTATAAAATAAATCGGCGACGTGATGCTCCATACTACGAAGTAATTTAATGTCATCTATAACAGGAAGAGTAAGCGGCCGGCCCCAAATAGATTTCGCCGCCTTATCGTGAGCTATATGAACTACATCTTTGGCCGACCATTTGTCGACCTCTTCCTCATTCTGTTTCTGATGGTATTCGATCGGAATTCCTCTATCATCCTGCCTTGCTTCAATCTGCCCAACTTCTTGTCGCCAATAAGAGCTTACGGGATTGACTCCCGTCACTCCTCTCAATGTTCTGCCAAGCCTCAGCTTCATCTGAGCGTTCACTTGAGACATATCATTGGTTCGATATCTGGATTTGACGAGTATGCAATTCGAGTATCGAACAAGATCTGAAGCTATTGCCTTCATGAGACTATCAAAGGTCTCGGGACCGCGAGCTCCGAATATGGCGAACCTGCCATAAACATAATCCACCAACTCCGGCCGTTCTCCCTCAAGAAGCACTCCTTCCTTAAACATCAACTGCTCATACTTATTAATACCTCTTGCCGCTATCCCGTCTAAACGAACTGCCATATCGATATCGTTTACATTGAAAGGCGGTGCGACGAACTGTTCTCTTGTCGCGTATAGGGCAGTCCCCCATGTCGCGACACTCAGCTCCGGAGGATAATGTCCCTGCGGTAGGGCCGGAGGAAGCTTCAAGTCCGTGCGTTTGGAGAGCGTCCTTCTGGATGCGAAAATATTCTCTACAAGTAAATCTACCGTAGAGAGAATATCACTCATTCAGAAGCCTCCCCCAAATCAAAAGCGCACGTAGAATCTTCTTCAACTTGGAATTATCACTTTCGTCTTCGAATTCATGCACAATTGTATCTATCTGTTTTATACTATCCGTCATTTTGTATTCAGG